CAGGTGCACGCAGTCACAGCGCGGGTGCCTCTGGAAGCCCTTGTTCCAGCCGTACTCGCGACCCGCCAAGATGATGCAGCGGCTGCACGCAGGGGGATTGACCACCCGCACATAGCCCTGGATCGTCCGCTGACCGACCATGCTGGAACCGACCGCGGACCGGCCGGCCTGCGTCACCTCCGACGACGACAACCGCAGCGCCTGGCTCAGGCCCCGCATCATCGCGTCATCCGTCGACAGGCCGCCCGCGATCCCCTGCTTTGTGGTGATCACCGACAGGAGCATCAGCGAATCCAGGCTCCGACCGTCCGCAGCGAGACCAGCGAACGCTTCGGGGCGCACCCGGCCCACCCGGTCGGGGTCCGCGCCTTCCGCGTCGACCACCTCATCCACGTAGGCGTCCGCCGCGTTCGCCGACGACAGCTGCCCAGCCGTGATCGCCCTGACGATCCGCGGGCCCACCGAGGCGTTCCAGGACCCCGAAAGATCCGCGCGGTCCAGCTGGGTCCAGAGGCGTTGCACCTCGTTCGCCGTGAGCCGGGTCCGCCGGGCCTGCGCCGCCTGGAACGCCAGCGCCAGCTCACGCACAGACCGGGTGGCCTGCACGTCAGCTCACCGGGACAGGCTCAGGCGGCGATAGTGCGGGCTCCTCGGGCGGCTTCGGGCCAGCCTCCAGGGCGGCAAGGTCGCCGGACATGATGCGCTGCATCGCATCCTGGGCAGCCTTCTCGTCCAGCTCCTCCATGCGTTCGATCTGCGCCTGCGTGTAGCCCAGATCCTCGCGGGTCTGCCGCAGCGGCACGATCCCGGCCTGGAACTTCTTCACCGCAGCATCAGCAGACTGCGCGACCGTTGGCGTCGAAGCATCCCGCCAGATCGTCTCCAGCGAACGCGACCGCGGATCCCATGCGCCGTCACGGATGCGCAGCACCTTCCGCTGCACCCGCTCCCACGTGCCGCCGTTGCCGCGCTGCTTCCGCTCGCTGCGCTTCACCAGGCGCGTCTCCGCACTACGGATGCCGTCGGCCGAGGCCGGGTTGTCCGTGGCGTGCCCCATGAAGTGCGGCGGCAGGCCAGCCAGGCTGGCTACGAGCGTCGCCAACTGGTTGATCGTGTCGTGGAAATTCGACAGAGACGCCTCGGGGAACTGAATGACATCCGCCCCGTCGTCCTTGCGGTTCTTCTCCGTCGCCCACATCCGCCCGATGATCCGCGAAAACGCGGACACCCGGCGGCCCTCCGGGTCGACGAAGTCCTCCTCGCCGAACCCGAACGCCACCCGGCGCGGCGTCGCGTGATACTCCGCCGACACCATCATGTCCGTGGCCACCTTGCAGGCCGCATCCGAGATCGGGATGACGTCCATCAGCTCCGAGACGCCGTTCGGACACTTCAGGCGCGGCCGATTGGCCAGCACCTCGACCATGACTTCGCCGATCTCATGGTCGTCACGCTCGAGTTCCGGGTCCTCGACCCACTCGCCCTTCACCTTCACCCAGAACGAGGTGGCGTCCGGCAGCAGCAGGGTGGCGTGCTCGATCTTCGCGCCGCCCTCAGCCTCCTCCGTCCACCGCCGGACGGCCGCCCGCACCACGCGCGTCCGCGGGTCGAACTCGGCGAACATGTCCAGCGGGCTCTCGACCGTCACCAGCGGCGTCGTACCGTCGTCCTCGCGGCTGCCGATCACGACATAGGCCCGGCCCATGATCAGGGCATCGAGATGCCCCTGCTGGGACTGTGTGTCCATGTCGTTGGCCTGCCAGATCCGCCACAGCTCCTCGTCGGCGGCCGGCTCACCCGGGAAACGGAAGCCCTCGACGTCCAGGCGCTCCTCGACGCTATCCACCACCAGACGGGGCCAGTTGATGACAACCTGTCGAACCGTCTCCTGCAGCTCTGCCTGCAACTCCGGAGCCATGTAGCTGAGCGGCTGCCGACCCTCGTAATACGAGTTCAGCCGCTTCAGCTCCGGCAACTCCTTGTCGTGGCAGGAGATGAGGTGCTTCAACCAGTCCAGCTCCGACCGGTCCACGGACTCACCTCATCTCAGCACGAGCATCTTCGATTTCTTCTTCGGGCGGGCCTGGCCAGCAGCCACCGCGTCCCCGGCAGCCTCGTGGGCGAGGATGCTCGGAATGGCAGCGTCGATCTTCTGCGCCGCGCTCGCCTTTCCCAGGACGTAGCGCCCGCCAGTCCGGGCCGCCTTGCGAGCGTTACGGACGTGAACCGCCGTGATGGGGCAGCCATCGTGCCGGAAGCTCGAATCCGCCTTGTTCACGTCCGTCAGTAGCCGCTCAGCCGCCGCGTGCATCTGCACTGTGCGGTACGTGTACCAGCGGACTACGCGCTTCTCGCCGTACTTCTCGGCCCACGCGTCAACCTCGGTCTCCCAATACGGCGGGTCCGCATAGAGCCGGACCACGTCGTAGCGGGAGAACACTTCATCGACGGCAGCGTCGACCTCGAGGCGCGGAACCTGGCCGCCGTAGTCGGCAGGATTCCAGATCGTCGGCAGCTCATCCGGGCCGAACGTCGGAGTGAACTGGTAGCCATCCAGGGTCTCCAACCGCAGGGCGGTGTGGTCGTCGACATCGGAGCCGTCGAAGCCAGCCACGACCGTCGTCCCGTCCGGCACCTCGCGCTGCTCGGCCAGGGCGTCCCAGGCGTCGCCGTTCATCCATGACCCCGAGCCGTACACGATGCGGTTCCCGAAGAACCGCTCCGCCTGCTCCGGATCCTTCTCCATGAGCTCCGCAGCCTCGGCTTCGATCGCATCGAGGTCGACGTGCGTTGAGCCCGCATAGACGAAGCGGTGGATCCTCCGGCGCTCCGCCTTGTTCTTGTACGACAGCGACGCCGGCGGCACCCGGTGGAAGCGAAAGATGTCCTTGACCTTCGCCTCTGCAGTGCGCTGCGCCACCGAATCCTCAGACGGGTTCCACGCGTTCGTGGTCTCCATCGTCCGGCCACCCATACCGGCCGCGCCGCGGCGCTGTGTGGTGGCGACCCGATCCATCTTGTTCGCCACCGTCCACAGCTGCGTCTCATCCTGCAGCACGAACGTCACCGGGTTACCCAGCCGGGACTGGGCGGACGACGTCACGACGTCGATGCGGCCGTCATTCGGCAGGCGGATGAACTGCTCGCCGACCCGCATCAACTCGCCCAGCGGGCCTGTACGGATCATCGCCTGCAGCGGGCGGTACACGTTGTCCGTCTGCTCCTCAGAGAACGCCGTGATCTGCACCAGCGGCGTCGGCCACGGAATCGCCATTGGCTCGCCCGGCTCGTACTCGTACAGCCAGCCGCAGCCACAGCCGTGATCGCGGCAGTCGTACAGCTCGCCGCCGCGGGCCCAGCCATCGAAGACGGCCGGCCCCACGCCCTCATTCGCGCAGATCGCTGCCGTCCACGGGCCCTTACCGGTCTTCTGTGGTGCCACACACTGCGAGCGCCGATAGAAGAAGGCGGGCGCCAACTGGCCGACCTTCGCGGTCCGCTTCAGCCGGTAGAAGTTCGCCGTGCACCAGAGCTGCCAGTCGTACATCTTGAACGGCTCGCCCTTTCGGAAGCCGTCGGGGATCCGGCAGTGCTCCTCGATCCAATCGCAGGCAACCCACAGGGTGGGGAAGTCGACGACGAACTCGTTACTCTCCATCGCCCGAGACGACCTTCAGCCGCGACCTGGACGACGAGCGCGCCCTCGGCCGGCTTGCGGCGACAGGTCGTGCAGGCTCCTCGGCTGCGATCCTCCACCGGTTAGCGCGCATGCCAGGTGTCGTCAGCCCCAGTGAATCGCCCATCTGCCGTACCAGGGTGGACAGATTGACCCGGGAGTCCATCAGCTCGGCCTCGGTCAGACGCCTCACGTAGAGCGCTACCTCAAGCTCCTGCCCGAAGCGCTCCCACATCAGGGCCTGCGGCATCTTCCAGAGCCGCTCCCACAGTTCGACCTCACGGACGCTCTGCTCCGTCAACGGCCATTCCGGGGCCGCCGCGCTTCGCCCCTCGGCAGGCAGGATCGTCCACTCCCCCGCGTCACGCTCACGCCTCAGCGCATTCGGATCCGGGGCGGGCCCCGACCGCGCGCGTGCTCCACCCTTCGCCATCGCGTCTCCTTACCGTGCGCCCTTGCGGCGCAGACGACGGCCGGGCGTTGCGCTCAGCCGGTCAGGAGCATCTGCTCCTCACCGCCTCGGTTCCCCTTCGCGGTATTGCACCGCAGATGGGCGAGGCGGACGTTCTCGGGTGCGTGCATGCCACCGAGCGACAGCGGCACCACATGATCCAGGCTCGGGCTCATCGGGTCCGGCCAGGACAGTGCGGAGTCGACGGGGTCACCACAGAGGTGGCAGCGCCAATCGTCGCGTTCCGCGATCTCGGCGAGAAGTACCGGCTCGCCACTCGCCGTCTGCTTCTTCTGAGCACGTCGCCGGTGGTAGCGGTCGCGGCGCTTGTCCGACCACGGGGGCGGCTTCTGTCGGCCATCCGCTCGGGACTCGCGGTTGTACAGCAACTTGCCGTGCCTCTCCGAGCAGCAGCGATCCAGATCTCGACGAGGCTGGAACTCCTGATCACACTCCGGCAAGGCGCAACGTCGAGGCGGTAGGGCCTCTGCCAGGCATACCCCTCGAGCGACGTTGCTGCATTGCCGCGAGCAGTACTTGGCCTGCGCTGGCTTCGCTGCCATGTCGACGCCGCATTGAGCGCACTTCCTGTCGCGAGGTCGTACCTGGCCAGGGTGCAGGCCGGCCCATCGTCGGCACGCATCGCTGCACCACTTGCGAGGGTTACGCTCTCGCTGCCCCGGCGGGATCAAGGTCTGGCAACCAGGGCATATCCGGGGCGAGTTGGAGGTCACGGTATGTAGCCTAGCGGCCCGCTACCTTGATCATCTTGGAAGCTCTGGACCTGCCCGACCAGCCGCGCCTC